CGCAACAACGATATAGCCGCCGTTGGCCCTGGTATCGACTCGAGGGGCGAGCTGGCTGGCGGTTGATCGCCACGCCACGCCAGCGGGCTGGCGGAACCAGAAATGCCGTCCATTATTCGGAGTTCGTGCGGCCGCGCCTACTCCGAGATCATCGCAACCATACCCCGGCCATGGATTGTCTTCGCCGTCGATATCAACGACCAGCAAGCCGGTTGTTGATATGCCGATATTTGCATTTGGCGTTGCGGTCCACCATTCTGTTATAAGGTCGAGATCGGTTGTCGCGTCGAGATGACCGTTACCGCCTAGCGGCGTTTTGCCATTGGGCGCACATTGGAAAACGGGGTATCCATAACCCGCGTATCGGAGTGCGGCTTCCAGCATCATTGTCGAATTCCTTTCGTGTCGTCAGTCATCAAGCTAAAACATTAACGCTTGTATCAATTGCTGAATCTACAACCTCTGGCCATCTGCCCATTGTTGTTTTAACTCGAATGGCGACTGTTTCATAAAATGCAAGACCATAAAAATCACAGTCCCATGAATCAAAACCTCTTCCATCTTTTGTTCGAATTCTTTCTAAAAATTCAAAAGCTTTTTCAATGCTTTCGGGATTTTCTATATTGCAAAATGAATCAGGGTAAAAATGAACAACATCGCCAAATTCGTTAATGCCACCAATTTGTAATCTACGCTTCAACCATGATTTTAATTGATGGAGCGTGCGCCATTCTGAAACAGCCCTGCCGCATGTCGTGTGATAAATAATCCTAAGCTTTTCTTGTCGATATGGTGCGACTCGTTTGCCATTGTAAATGCCGCCGGGATGATTTTTAACATAAATATTGTATGTTGTTTTCCTTACCTGATATTCGTCATCGTAATTTGCGTTCTTTTTGACATCTTCCGCAATAATATCAACTTCGTCTTCGGGACGCAAATTGTGCATTTTTCGTTCTTTTGAGGATTTTGGAAATTCATAACCGCAATCTGGACATATCGAAAGACAAATTAATACTTCCGCCTCACAATCTGGATTTTTGCATGTTTTTGTCTTTGGCTCTTTGCCTTCTTTTTGTGGCTTGATTTCAATTTTATTTACTGGGCCATGACGCCGAATGTTGTCGCCAAAATCAAGCACAAGAAAATTAGCCTTGCCAGCATGCAATCGAAAACCACGGCCAACCATTTGATAGTAGAGACCAGGGGATTGAGTCGGCCGCAACAACACCACGCAATCAATCATCGTTGCGTCAAATCCAGTCGTCAGCACGCCGACATTAACCAGATACTTAATTTTGCCCGCCTTAAATGCCTGTAGAATCGACGATCTCTCCGCCGATGGTGTAGTGCCATCAACAGTTGCGATCGTCGCTTTAAGGTCCATTGCTTTAAGAGTTTCTGCCACACATTCCATATGCGCAATCGTAATCGCAAATATTAAAACGCAGTTGCGATGTTGAGTTTTAGCGAGAATTTCAATGCATGCCAGCATTACCAAATTGTTTTCCATCATACGTTCAACTAGTTCCGCTTCCGCAAAATCTCCCTTAATTGTTTTAATGCCGCGTAAATCTGGAGTGTTAATCGAACGCTTATTAATTGGTTTGCATAAATAATCTTGATGAATCAAATCAGATACGCCAATCTCATAACTAATTTTGTTCAATACGTGATTGTTTCCGCATATCATGCCTTTTTTAAGCCGATATGGTGTTGCCGTGAATCCGACAACCCGTAGCAATGGATTGGATTGGCGCATAGTCTCGATGATCATGTTGTACTGGCCATCTTGACCGTGCGGGATTAGGTGCGCTTCGTCAACAAATATGTAGTCAATTACCCCGAACTGATCAATCTTTTTTGCGATCGATTGCACGTTGCCAACGATAATTTGGTTATTAACATCACGACGATTGAGCCCCGCCGAATATACGCCGATCGGAAGTTCTGGCATAGTCGATACCAACCGATGGTATGTTTGCTCGACCAGTTCCCGAACGTGCGCCATGACCAGCACACGCGCGCCATTGGCTATGAGTTCTGCGCACAACATCGCCATTACCGGAGTTTTTCCGCCGCCGGTAGGGATGACCACGCAAGGGTTAACATCCGCTTCATGGTCAATAAAAAATTGATGCACGCTATCGCATGCTGCCCGCTGATACGGTCTAAGTTCCATGTCATCCTCTTATCATCATTTCAAAATAATCAAACAGATGTTCCCGTAACATCTGATATGCTCGACGTAGCTTCACCTCGACGTTCTGACGGCTCATGCCGTGATCCGCACCAATCTCTTTTGGTTGATAACCATCGAGCGTGGCATTGACAATAAACCGCCAATCCTTTGGTAATTTGTTAACAGCGCGCCGAACATCAGATACCACGCCATTGATGCTGTTTTCATCCTCATCAATCTTGTGGTTTTCATTCAGCTTACTCGTTACTGTGACAATGTATTTGAGCTTGCGCATTCTGATATGATGGAATTTTAAGCGCCTAGCTATGCGATATACCCACGTAGAATATGCCGCAATTTCCGGATCATATTTGTGAATCCGTTTGATCATATACAGCAAAACAATCTGCACCCAATCGTCTGGTGCTTCGTGTTTTGGGCGATATATTAGCGCGGCCTTGCAAGTTATTCGTATCTGGTCATCGGTCATTTCATGTCATCCAATTAGATCTTACCATCACGAATGTTTTGCAAATCAAAACCTTTCGCCAGTCTTGTGATGCGAACATATTCGCCACTTCCATCTTCTCTAAGTGTTTGATCTGTGACATGTAGTTGCTCACAGTTCATGCAACCCCAAGCTCGCTCAATAACGCCTCTGATTGGGAAAATACCACGATGGCAAGCACTATTGCACTTTGTGCAACGTGGACCCCAAGCCCACCGCTCTTCTGCCGTAATATGCCGCACTGTTTCATTAACATCACTCATTTCATACTCCTTCTTTCAAAGCGATTGAAAACACGTCTGATCACATAGCTACGCAATAATGAGATCAGCGTGAAAACCAATCCTATCATCAGGTTTTTGTCCAGCGAAACATCAATTCCCATTATAGGAAAAATGATTAACTGCGTGAGAACTGCGCACCAATACCCGATCAGGATATTGGTGGCGGACTCGATGAGGCTATTCTTCCGAGATTGCATGAGCGAACAAATCCTCATTTTCGACCGCGCGGCTGACCTGTTCCAAGTTCTTCACCGCTTGCGCAAAATATGAGCTCTTGAGCTCCATACCGATACCACGTCGGCCGTTGGATACCGCGCCAAAAATCTCGCTACCAACGCCCAAAAACGGACTCAGAACAGTCTCACCGGGATTGCTCCACAGTGTTATCGCGCGCTCAATAACGTCTAATTGGAGGGGATGTACGTGGCGTTCGTCCTCTGGCTCTCGACTCTCACGATATGGCAACACGCGGCCAATGCGAATATCGTCCCAAACGCTCGAGGCATATTGACGCCAGATCCAATGTGAGTATCGATTCTCCGTTTGTTTGCCCCTGTGGTTCTTATACCGCTGAAGATCGGCGGGAATGGTACGCTCACCTGCATACGATTGCAGTCCGGTAGGATGATCTACTGGCACGGCATTCTCGCCGACTTTGCGAAACATTAGCAGATAATCGGCGCTGGCAACATCGCACAATGTCGAATCCTCGACGATCTGTTTATGCGCCAGCCCCTTCGCCATGGTGCGGTTGCGGACGCCCAATGGCTCTTTCCAAATAGCTCGACGCCCGCAAAATATAAAACCATGGGCCTCATGGGCGCGTATCACGTCGCCGGGAAAATCAATGAGTCCAGTACCGACATTGGCCCCGCAACCCATTTTTGCTGTATCGCCATTGCCTTTACCAGGCACGTCCATGACGTGAACCGCCGATATCCTCCCCGGTTTAGTTAGCCGCGCAACTTCGGCAATGACATATCCATAATGGACAAAAAAATCTTGATAGTTGCGGCAATTACTCAAGTCTCTTTCGTTACTGGAATAATTGTACAGCCCGCAAAACGGCGGAGAATATACTGAGAGATCGACGCAATTATCCGGTAGCGTTTTCATAACTTCGACGCAATCTCCGTTATAGAGCGCGTATTCCTGCGTGATGACCTGATCCTTTACAGCCATGTTGGAACCTCTTCTTTCGTGGTATAATCGTTTCTTTTCCTGATCTTCAACTCGTCACTCATCATCGAGACCAGGTTTGCAAACATGGTTTCCGCCGCCTCAGTTTTGCGCTGAAGACTGGCTAACACGTTTTCTTGACCGTCTGTTGTGATCATATCGACCACTACGGGCTTTTGCTGGCCGAACCGCCAGCAACGCCGAATCCCTTGATAGAACTGTTCGTAACTATGCGATGGAAAAAATGTTTGGTGCGCGCAATGCTGGAAATTCAGACCAAATCCGCCGATCGTTGGTTTTGTAATCAATACCCGAATACTTTTTTTGATGAACCCCGCAAACGCTTCCTCTTTGTGTGATTCGTCATCCGAACCAGATACCTCAACTGAACCGGGAATCAATTTGGTTAGACGCTTGCCTTCCTCATTGAGATTGCACCACACAAGCGATGGCTGGTTGTGCGCGTTAACCAATTGAGCAACAGTCTGGCAACGCTCATCAATGGTGCGTCTGAGATCGCTACGCTGTTCGGCTAGCCCAACCGCTGGTAGGTCAAATAAATAACCATCACGCGGACGGTTAGCCTTGACCGTATGCTGGTTAATTTTGAGCTCTGGCAGGTCATAACCACGGTCATCGAATCCTAGGTCGGACGGCTTGCGCATCGCCCTGGCCCACGAACATACCCAGCGCCAGAAGTCATGTTCGGCGTGCGGCCTTAGCCGAAAAAATCCTGCCATATGTTCTTGTCGAGCGGTTGAGGTTGATTCTGTTTTCTTGAAAAACTTATTCATCATGTCCTGAGCGCCCATTTCGCCGATGGCCTCGCTTGACGTGCCTAACTCGATATAATCGTTCGGCGCGGCGGTAGCGGTACACAATAGGCGGTATGGTCGCTTGCGCATAAAATCGGTAACGGCTTTTCGTGTTTCGCCGTCAAAATTCTTCAAAACGCTGGACTCATCGCAAACAACGCCTTGAAAATCTTCCGGCGAAAAATAATGAAGCCGTTCATAATTGGCTACAACAATCCGATCTCCAGAAAGCAATCCCGTACGACGTTGCACAACATCGATACCAAATTTGGATCCTTCGCTGACCGTCTGAAATGCCACGGCCAGCGGCGTGAGAATTAACACGCGGCCATTAGTTTTGCGGGCAACATTTTCCGCCCACGTCAATTGCATAGCGGTCTTGCCTAATCCACAATCAGCAAATATAGCCGCGCGGCCCTTGCGGATAGCCCATTCGACAAGTGCTTTTTGAAATGGAAATAATTTGTCTGGCATCCATACCGGATCAAATCCGTGTAGCGATCCGACTTGAGTTTTGCGCTCAAGAAATTGATCATAATTCATATCGAGTCCTTTCGTTCTCATCTCATCTCATCAAAACATTGCAAGCTCGAGGAATCGAACCTCGATGACTCATATTAGTTTTGAGCCTCCACCAGTACCCGCACGATTCATCGCTTGCGCAATACCTCCAGATCGGCCTTAATTTCCAAGATCTGCGTCTCGATTAACTGCAATCGGCTTTTATCCCGTGGTCCACCTTTTGGGCCCCTCTTGAGCTTTTCTGGTACCTTGATCTGTTTGGCTTGTTCGTAATCTATT